TGATAGAGTAAACTATGGTATAGATGACGAGTCTAGATATACCGATAATGATGACGAAGATGATGAAGATTTAGATTTTGAAGACTCTGACGACGAAATTAAAGATATTCAAAGCACAACAGGAAAATTAGGTCAACAACTTAGAGATGTTGAGGATTTATCTTCTGATATGCAAAAATGGGTTGCTAAATCTGTATTATCAGCATTAAATTTAGATAATATGGATACCGAAGATAAAAAAGATATCATAAGAACCGTAAAGAAAAAAACAAAAGAAGAACCTGAAGAAGAATCTTTTGATTTTGGTGGTGAAGAACCTGTCGAGGAGACTTACGATTCTTATATGGAAGATGAAGATCCATATTTAATGACAAGAAAAGATTTAGAAGAAACTGATGATGTGGGTTATACTTTTTATATGAGAGAAGAACCTAAGTTTTCAGAAACAGAGTTAGAAGATTGGTTGCATGATATGGAATCAGCTGGTTTTGGTTCAACACCTGTTTACGATTCTTACATGGAAGATAAGAATTATAGAGGAGAAAATAACCCTAATATCGGTGGTGACGAAGATTTAGATACAAATAAGTTATTGTTTGATAATGAAGGTACACACAACCCAAATTATAGAACAAGAAGAGGCGTTGATAGTTCAATTAATAATGGTAATTTTGTAAGAAATTATAATATGGATATGAATTACGATGATTTTGAAATGTCTCCACAAAGACAAAAAGAACCTGATACAGCACCTAATGAACCAGAAACAATACCTGGTACACCAGACAAAACGCCTGATAAGGATCGTCCGTCAAGAAGACCTTTTAATCCACCACCACATATTACGCCAGGTGAGGAACCAGGTCCTAAAGCAGGAACTAGAAGAAGAGGTTACATGGACGAAGATTATACTGAACCTATGATGTTTCCAGCTCCGGCTAAGGAACCTGATACGGCACCTAGTGAACCTGAAACAATACCTGGTACACCTGATAAAACCCCTGACAGAGAAAGACCTTCTAGAAGACCATTTAATCCACCCCCACACATTACACCGGGAGAAGAACCAGGTCCTAAAGCAGGAACTAGACGTTACGGTAGAAATGATGATGTAAGTTTTTCATAATTTATGAAAAGATAAAATAAGAAAAAACATAGTCTGAAAAGTCTATGTTTTTTTGTTTCATAAAATAATATTTATAACATATGTATTTGATTTATATAAACAGAATTGGTAAAACCTTTAAAGGTGAAAATATGTTTGAGTTTTTATTCTCCGACTCTACTGAATGGGAGTGGGACGATTCTTGGTATGAATCCTCAGTTTTAACAGATACAAGAGATTTAGCTCCCGATGAAAGTATAATTAAATTGGTTGGTTCACTAAAAACTGATGATTTTGATTTAGAATTAGTACAAGAAGATGGTGTTCGTGATATTTATAATGCAGTAGAAGGAATTATTGCTTTAGGTTGGGAAAAACTACAGGATGACCAAGACTACCCCGAACAAAGAAGGGTTTTTAAATTTGGTGACACTAAAGAGTCTGTAGACGAACAATTATACGAGTATGACCTTGTATTAAAATATAAAGAAAACAAAGTAACTAAGTAATGGCGGATAGATTTTTATTACAGGATGAGGAAAACTCTTTTGGTGCTGATAGCATGGAACAACTAATAGAGAAAAATAGAGAAGAGTTGGAAAGAGCTAAAGAAGAGTTAAAGAAAGTTCAAGAAGATATAAAAAATACAGAACAAAAACAAAGAATTGAGAAGCAAACCGCTTCTAGAATGCCCCAAACACAAATCCCGACAGATGATGCGTCAATGGATAAAGTTGGGATGGAAGCTTCGGTAAATAAAAAGAAACCTTTGTACGGAAAAAAAATTGCTGAGTTAAATGTTAGAGTAAAAGAACTTAGTGAAAGAATTAAAAATTTAGACGAACTAATTAAATCACAAGAAGATACACTAAAAGATATGGGTAGAGAAACTACAACCGAACATAGAATAATTAAAGCAACAGACTTTAAATCTATTGTTAAAAACTTTGACAAAATTAATTTGTCAGAATCAGATATTATTAATATACTTGTACAGACACAAAATCCAGTAATGAAAAAATCTGAACTTGTTGAGTCTATACAAAATAAATTAATATTTGAAGCAGAAATGAATAGAGATGTAAGAAGAAGTTTTGAAGAAGGTGGGAATGATTATTCCGATATTATCGGTTCTGAAGTTAGTAGGGAATTGGCTAATCAGTCTTTTCAAGAAATAGCTAGAGCCATTAGCCAAAAAACAGGTAAACAAAATGTGACTTTAGATGATGTACAACAACTTATGTCAAATTCTCTAATGAGTGCAGCTAAAGAAGAATATCGATACGGTATTGAAAGATTGGAACAAAAAGCTGTTGAGATGATTCGTAAACAGTTTAATATTCCTGAAGGTGCGGTAGAGTTTGAAGCCACAATTACAGGTGTACCACAAAAAGCTTTAGGATTACCTAGTAATGCTCCACAAGAACTTATTGACCAAATGTCTAGACAACTTGGTGTTAAGATTGGGGACATCCAAAGAGAAGGACTTAAATATGATAGAGGAAATCAACCAGCTCCTGAAGGAAAATCTGAAGAGCAGCTAAAACCTAAAATTAAAAGAAGAAGATTAACAAACTCTATGATGCATGGTGCAGCTAGAAAGTCACAAAATCTTCACCACATGGATGACCAATTAAGACAAGAAAACCCTAGATTAAATAGAGATTATTCAAATCTTATGGCAGCAAACGACGCTTCTTACTGGATGATGAGTGATGACACAATTAAAGACCAAGGTAGAAGTGGTGTTCATGCCGGTAATGTTAGAGTTAAATTATCTAACCAACCAGGAGGAGCACCAAAAATTATAGCACAAGGTATTGTATTTCCAATCTTATTACACGAATTAGCTAAAGGTGTTGTTGAATTAATGTCTTTATGGTCATTACCTGCTGACGCTGAAGAAAGGAAATACGTTTTGGATAAAACAGACAATTTGGATTCCGAAACAAATGATATTAGATTAGGTCCAGTTATTTGGTCTAAGTTTGTTGAACAAATCCCTGTTGATAATCAAGAAGTTATTTCTTTAACATTTAATATGTTACAAGAATTATCTGATAGTGAATTTAATAGTATCATTGATGGTCTTCTTCAAAACAGAACCGAAGCACAAACTAAAGTTAGAAGATTAGCTGAAGAGGCTATGGAAGAACTTAGACGTGAGGCATCTGATGAAACTTTTGGTTTGTATGGTGAACCTGATGAAGATGATGATGTTGCAACACCTGAGGCTGGAGGAGAAGGTGATGGTGAATATACTGACCCTGAATTAGAAAGAATTTTGGGTGGTCAAAAATCTGAACCTACACAACCTGAAATTGGGGATGAGGATATTGCCCTTGAGGATATGAGTGATTCTGAATTAAAAGAATTAATGAAGATAGCTATCGAAAATGAGGATTATGAATACGCCTCAGAAATTAGAGACATCTTAAATAAAAGATAAAGACAACGGATTAGGACCGTTATAGTCTACGGACTATTAAAACCCACCAAGTTCGCTACTATGGTGGGTTTTTTCATGCCCGATGATATTTATTGGCATGAGTTTATCAAAAGCACAAATGTTATTTGAAATAGGGAAGTGTATTTCTGACCCTATTTATGCGATAGAGTCTTATCTTGAAACAGAAGATAGGACACAAAAGGGTTTTGTACCCTTTAAATTGTTTCCAAGACAAAAAGAACTTATAAACGCGTATAAAAACCATCACCACAATATAGTGATGAAACCACGTCAGGCAGGTATTTCTACAACAACCGCGGCTTATCTAGCGGTTTTAACAGCTTTAGCTTCAAGTAAAAGTACACAAAAAATTCTTATTGCGGCAAACAAACAAGAAACAGCAAAAGAATTTCTTAAAAAAATTAAAGATTTTACAATGCAACTTCCTGCTTGGATGGATGTACATAGACCTCCTGGTTCAGATAGTTGGTTTAACCCTGAAAAGAACTCTAGTTCACATTACAAACTATGGAACGGTTCTGAGGTTAAAGCGGTGGCTTCATCAAAAGATGCTTTAAGGGGTTATACACCTTCGTTTATTGTTGTGGATGAGGCAGCCTTCATTGAGGGTCACAGAGGTGAAGAATTTTATACAGCAGCACAACCATCATTATCAACTGGTGGTAGGTCTATCCTTATATCAACACCAAATGGTCACGACCCATTGTATCACAAAGCCTATGTTATGGCTGAGAAGGGTAAAAATAATTTTAATATTATTTCAATGAAATGGTACGAAGACCCTCGTTATAATGGTAGAAACGATGGTTCAGGTATGTCTTGGGTTCTTAGAGACGAAAAGACTAGTGATATTATAGAAAATATAGAAGACCCAAAAAGTGGTTTTGGTCCTGACGCAGTTATTCCTCAAGAAAAATGGCCTGAAATGGTTGAGAAGGGGTATGAACCAAGATCAAAATGGTTTGATGATATGTGTGCACAACTTAATCACAATGCAAGGTCAATAGCACAAGAGTTATTGTGTTCTTTTGTGGGTTCTGGTGATAGTGTAATCGATGACAAATACAAATCTAGACAAGAAAGAGATAATGTTAGAGAACCGATAAGAAAAGAATGGGTAGACGCTAACATGTGGATATGGGAAGACCCTATAGCTGGACATGAATACATTTTATCCGCTGACCCGTCTTCAGGTTCTTCAGATGACTTTGCTGGTATTTGTATATGGGATTATACAACAGGAAATCAAGTAGCAGAATATCACGGTAAAGTAGCTCCCGATGTTTTAGGTGAAATAGCTAATTATTATGGTGGTTCTTATGATGCATTTATTGTTGTTGATATAACAGGTGGTTGGGGTGCTTCCGTTGTATTAAAATTAATTGAGCTAGGTTACCCTAAAAAGAGGTTATATTATGATGTTACCGTTGGTATTGATTCTGTTGAAAATAACAGAGCATTACAAAAATATATGGACAAAGGTAAATTACCTGGTCTAAATTTCCAAAAGAACAGAAATACTATAATTTCTAAATTAGAAGAAGCGATTAGATTAGATTCTTTTAAGATTCGTTCTAAAAGAATGTTAGCTGAAATAGAAACATTTGTATACATCAATGGTAGACCAGACCATATGAAAGGTTATCACGATGACCTACTAATGTGTGTTGGTATGTGTTGTTTTGTGGCCATGACATCATTTAAAGATTTAGAAAAATCTATGGGTCAGGCAAAAGCAATGATTAATAGTTGGTCGGTTGAGACTAATACTGTTGAGAATAATGAAATTTTAAATGAGGTTATTGGTACTGGATTTTATACTGATAACGCAAATAGAAATGACAGAATAACCGCTGACCAAACTAAGGAGTATTCTTGGTTGTTTAGTGGAATGAAAGGATTTAGAAAATAAAAAAATGGCAAGAGTAGTATCAAACAAACCTTTTAATAGACAATGTAATGTAAGAAAAGGAGCGGGACCTGTTTATAATAAATTTTGTCCACCAACACCAAATGCAAATAATATAACAAGAGCTAAGGGACCCCAAAAAAATCCTTGCTTTGGTGAGTATGATAATTTAGTGGCTTATGTATTTGAAATTGATGTCACTGGTAATCATTTAGCTTATGTCGATTGTGACTACGTAGAATAACTTTAATGAGAGATATCATTCACATTACTAAAGAGTAAGTTACTTTTATTAGTAATATTTATAACATAAAGAATAAAATTCAGATGGCTGAAGAAAATAAAAATTTAACCGTATATCAAAAACTGTTCTACCTTTTTGGTCAAGGAACTGGTGGTCCAAAAAGTAATGCTACTTACAATAAGTACGCTTTAACTGATAGGGATTTAATCGTTACAAAATCAAGAGAAGAATTTGATAGAGAAAAATTACAACAACAACAACAAAGATACTTAGAAAGTCAGTGGGCGAAAGTTGATAATGAGTTATATCAAAAAGCGGTCTTCTATGAAACATCAAGAATAGCATCTTATATGGATTATGAAGCCATGGAGTTTACCCCTGAAATTGCAGTAGCTTTAGATATTATGGCCGAGGAAAGTTGTACTTTAAATGAACAAGGAAAGATATTATCAATATACTCTGATTCATCTAGAATTAAAAATGTTTTAGAGGACTTATTTTTTAACGTATTAGATATTCATTCTAGTTTACCAATGTGGACTAGAAATACTTGTAAATATGGTGATAACTTTTTATACCTAAAAATAGATTATAAAGATGGTATTATTGGGGCTTCACAATTAACAAACATTGATATTGAGAGAAAAGAAAGTAATACTTTTCCTTTTCAAGCATTAAAAGATGAGACAACTGATGAAATAAAGAAAAAACAAGTAAAATTCTTTTGGAAAGATAAAACCATGGAGTTTAATGCATGGGAAATCGCTCATTTTAGATTATTAGGTGACGACAGAAAGTTACCTTATGGTACTTCAGTTCTTGAAAAAGTAAGAAGAATATGGAAACAACTTCTTTTAGCTGAAGACGCGATGTTAGTTTATCGTGTTACTAGAGCACCTGAAAGAAGGGTTTTCAAGGTTTATGTTGGTAATATTGATGACAATGATGTAGAGGCTTATGTACAAAAAGTTGCTAATAAATTTAAAAGAACACAAAAAGCTGATAGTCAAACAGGTCAAATAGATGTAAGATATAATACATTAGCCGTTGACCAAGATTATTTTGTTCCGGTAAGAGACACTAACACAACCAACCCAATAGAAACATTGGCGGGTGCGGCTAATCTAGACCAAATAGCGGATATCCAATTTATTCAAAGAAAATTAGTTACAGCACTTAGAGTTCCAAAAACATTTCTTGGTTTTGAGGAAGCTGTGGGTGATGGTAAAAATTTGGCTTTAATGGATATAAGATTTGCTAGAACAATTAACAGAATACAACAGGCTATAATTCAAGAATTAAATAAAATAGCTATTATTCATTTATATATTCTAGGTTTTCATGATGAGTTAAATAACTTTAAATTGGTGCTTAATAATCCATCTACACAAGGTGAGGTTCTTAAAGTTGAACAATGGAAAGAAAAGGTTCTTCTTTATAAAGACCTTGTTTCAGCTATTGATGCTGGTATTGCTCCAACCTCACATACTTGGGCTAAAAGAAATATCTTTAACTGGTCTGATGATGAAATTATGGAGGATTTGGAACAACAAAGACTTGAAAGAGCGGCAGCTAAAGAACTTGAAATGACACCTGAAGTAATTAAAACAACTGGATTCTTTAAAAAAGTCGATAAGTTATACGGTGAATTATTACCTGTTGACCAAGCTGTTGCGGGTGAAGAAGGAGAAACTGAAGAAGGTGGTTTTGGAGCTGAAGCAGGTGGATTCGGTGGTGGTGAAACAGGTGGTTTTGGAGCTGAAGCAGGTGGATTCGGTGGTGAAGAAGCAGGGGCTGAAGCTGGTGGAGCTGAAGCTGGTGGAACTGAAGTAGGAGGTTTTGGTGAAGGGTTTAGAGGTGACGATAATGTTATCGATAGATTACTTTTAGAAGGTAGAAAAAAGAACGAAGATATATTTTTAATGACTAAAGGCATAGACGAATTATTAAAAGAAAATCTAGATGATGAAATACTTAATGATTAAAGCATATTTATTTTAAAAATATCGTTATGAATTTTGGTACTTTAAAAGATATATTTACAGAAAAACTTATAGAATCCTATCTTAATCAAGAAGAGTCGGGAAAAATATTATACAAAAAATTTCTTAAAACAATTAAGGAAAGTGAAACGTTGAGGGCGGCTTTTATTGTTTATAAAAACCTAGAAGGTAAAACAATAAAAAACGAATTATCAGCTAATGAGTATTTAAAAGAATCTATTTCTTTATTAAATAACTTTAGAGGTGAAAAATCATTAGTTTCGGAATCTAAAAAATTAATTTCTTTATTAAAAGAAAATGGTATCGATGCTTCTGATAAGGAAACAAAAGAAATCCATAAATCAATTCAGGAATTAGTAACAACTAAAAAAACAGCCTCCACAATTGATAAAATTCATGAGTCTAGAGATTTTGTTGTTAAATGGTTAATGTCTGAAAAAGAAGTTATTTCTGAAGATAAAGAATATGTTAATACAAACATCGACCCTAATAAATTTTTAGAAATAGCGGTTGATAAATTTAATGAAAAATACAAAGATTCTCTTACAGAAGAGGAAAAAAATATTTTAAAGGTTTTACGTGAGAATAATGAAGAAAAAAATAAAACCTTAGTATCTGATTTAGTTAAAGAAACCGTAAAGCTTGTTAACAATTGTTTAACAGAATACGGTGAAAATGTTGCAGTCAAATCAAAGTTACTAGAAACTAAGGATACCATCTACAAAATGTTAGAAGATAACGACAGTTCTAGTGATAAAATTTTAAAACTGTACGAACTAAAAAAGAACTTAAAGAATGATTAATAAATTTTTAAATCATTTTGTTAGTTGTTTTGGATTTACCTGTACAACAGACTTTAATAACTCAATAGTACATAGTAAACTTTTAATGATTACAATCCCAATTGCAGGAATCTCTGCCGTAATTGAAAATTTACTTGGCCTACACTCACTTACACTAATCGCTTTTGTTGTTTTATTAACTTTAGAATTAATTACAGGGTTAACAGCTTCTAAAATTAAAGGTCATTCTTTTGAGTCACATAAATTTAGTAGATTTGGTTTAAAAGCGGTAGTTTGGATAACCCTACTATATGTGACCAATCAATTTTACAAAGAGTATAGTGACCATACAGGAGTTTTTGATAACATAGCTTCGGGTTTATTTAAGTGGTTACACGGAACTTTGTTTATTTATATAACATTGGAATATCTTATATCTGTTTTAGAAAACCTGGGTGTAATTACAGGTGACTCTAAAAAGAGTTTAATAAACACCATAATCAATAAGTTAAATAGTTTCCTTAAAAATGATAAAAACTAAAAATATGAAGAAAAATTTTTTTAGAGAAATGTTTACTGATGAAAACAATATCGTGTCCTCAAAAAGGATTGCTGGTATGTTATGTGTTTTAGCTTTGGTTATATCTTTAGTGGCAAATACTTTTTCACACGGAGATATTAAACCTTCAGATGCGTTAGTTGATGCTGTTGCGTTATTCGCTTTTGGTTCTCTGGGTTTAACTTCCCTGGATAAGTATACTGGTGCATTACATGGTAAAAAAAATAAAAAAGATTCTGAATAATCTTATTTTTTTTAAGAAAGCCTCCTAAAATTAGGGGGCTTTTTTTTGTCCTATAAATTTTGTATAATTAACAAAAATAACAGTTATTAAAAAGTTACAAATGAATAAAATCTTTTTAGAGTACATTTGGTTAGATGGGAATCAACCCCAACAACTAAGAAGTAAAACAAAAGTAGTTTCAAAAGCAGACACACACAGAGCTTCAGATTACCCTTTATGGTCTTTTGATGGTAGCTCAACAAAACAAGCAGAATCAGGTAAAGGTAAAAACACAGATTGTATCCTTAAACCTGTATATGTCACAAATGACCCATTCAGAGGTCTCCCACATAAGTTAGTTTTATGTGAAGTTATGAATCCTGACGGTACCCCACACCTAACAAACCAAAGACGTAAATTAGAAACAACAACATCGATGTTAAATTTAGATGATGAGGTTTTATTAAAAAGTGATCTACCATGGTTTGGTTGGGAACAAGAATACACATTAACAACCAAACCTTTTTATCCTTTTGGTGATGGTGAGGGTCTTCCTTTAGGTTTTACAGGTGATTGGAGTAAACCACCTAGACCACAGGGTGATTATTATTGTGGTATCGGTTCTGATACAGTTACAGGTCGTGAAATTATTGAAGAACATTTGAAAAAATGTTTAGAAATAGGTTTAGAAGTTTCAGGAATTAATGCTGAAGTTCTTTTAGGTCAGTGGGAATACCAAGTAGGTCCTGTGACACCGTTAAATGGTTGTGACCAATTATGGATTTCTAGGTACATTTTAGAACGTGTGGCAGAGAAACACAATGTTAAGGTGTCCTTACACCCAAAACCATTAAAAGGTGATTGGAATGGTTCAGGATGTCACGTTAATTTTTCAACAAAAGAAATGCGTAAAGAAGGTGGATTAAAAATTATAGAAGAATCCATGGAAAAACTCAAAAATAACCATGAAGAACACATCAAAGTTTATGGTTTACATAACGATGAAAGATTAAGTGGTGAACACGAAACATCTAGTATTCACGATTTTAGTTATGGATATAGTACAAGGGATACAAGTATTAGAATCCCAGCACAATCTTTGATAGATGGTTGTGGTTATTTTGAAGATAGAAGACCTGCTTCAAATTGTGACCCTTATATGGTTTCTTTGAGAATGTTAGAAACTATATATAACACGGTTTTAGAACCGGTGTCAGAGTAATCTTTTAACATGAAAAGAGGGAAAGAAATGAAACTAGAAACACCATATCAATATAATATAACCACAGGAACAGTAGACAATAAACAACCTAAATCTGTTTATATACAGATATCTGCTTGGGGTAAACCAAAGGAATATGGGATAGAGGATTATGACTCAGTTATTAGAAAAAAATCAAAAAGAGTTAAAAGTAAATTATTTGAGTTACTAGACGATTCTACATTTTACAAAACAAAATCAATAGTAGATTTTAATATGGCTTCATCAGGAATTAGTTATAATAAAAGAAGTTTTATGTCTGTTGAATTAACATTGTTTAAAAAAGAACCACTATTAGCAATTAATTCAGAAGAAATGAAACCTATACTAGAAAAAATATCAAATAAACTAATATCAGATATTTTTGAAACAGATGAAACTTTTGAATTTTACAAAACAAAAAAATAATTAATGAGAGGGGTTTAATCCCCTCTTTTTTTGCTTTAAACTTTGGTGTAGCATATTTATATGAAAAAGTATAAATATGAAAATATTAAAACCGGGTGAAACAGGCACAGGGTATTTGGTAGAATATGATTCGGGATATATTTCACCTGAATTAAGATGTCCAGATGGTGTTTGTTCAAACTCTAATTTAATTAAAGAATTTAAATCAGGTACAAATCTTACTGTAGATGGTCCATTACCTGATGTTGTCGAAATATATGCTGTACTCCAAAAATGGGGTGTAGAAAATAAAAACGGTAGAATCTACCCAAAAGAAATCCTAGAGAGAGAAGCAAAAAGATATGAAGAATTCATTAAAATGGGTACTTCTTTAGGTGAATTAAATCACCCTGAATCTTCTATCATTGATGGTGAACGTGTATCACACAGAATTACTGAAATATGGTGGGAAGGTAGAACTCTTATGGGTAAAATGGAATTAGATACGACTCCTGGTTATCATAAAATGGGTATTATATCATCAGTTGGTGATAAAGTACTTAATATGATTAGAAAAGGGTGGACTGTAGGTATTTCTTCTAGAGGTGTTGGTTCCCTTAAAAATGAAGGTGGTAAGAATGTGGTACAAGATGACTTTGAGTTGATCTGTTGGGATATTGTAACATCACCATCTACACCAGGTTCATGGATTTCTACAGAAGAAAAAGATTTAAAACCTTATATGGAATCTATTAAAGGAAAGGATTTATTGAGTGATAACTCAAGAATGATTGTTGATAGTCTATATTTATCTGAAAATGAATCTAAATTATTAAACAATTTAAATAAATTTTTATTGTGAAAAAAATAATCAAATTAACTGAACTGGATGTTGAGAGGTTAGTTAAAAAAATCCTTAAAGAAAACGATGACACGAAATGGATGGGGAATACATACAATACGGACCAACATTCAGAGGAAGAAATGAATCGTGTATGGGAGGATTTAAATGAATTAAATAATGATGAAATTTTTGATTTAATGGAATTAACTTTTAATGAAGAAAAAATGAGTGTTGAGGATTTTGTTAATCATTTACCAACAACCTTTGGTTATGATTATGATTACATAGTTTCTGTTTTGAAACAAATAAAAAATGAGGGAATATGAAAAAAGTGATAAAATTAACTGAGAAAGATATTGAGAGTCTTGTTAAAAAGGTTATTAAAGAAGAAAAAAATAAGACTTTAAACGAATCATTGGATGAATACCAAATGAGTGAACTAGAAGACTTACACGATGAACTACTGTATTTAACACCTGGTTATGGCGGTAGAAATGACTTAGGTAAGGCTCTAACTATTTATAGAGAAATGAAAGCTATTGTGGGTAGTTCTGATGTATCTGAAGAAGCAGAAAGAATAATGAGAAGAATCGATTATGATATAAGTGGTTTGGATGGTATTATCGAAAGGGTTACCCAATTATATGTAGAATTAACTGGTGACACTAGTTTTGAAAACATTTAAAAACATGAAAAATAGAGTAATAAAATTAAATGAAAAATCTCTTGAGTCTTTGGTGAATAAAATTATCAAAGAAGAAAAAATTCAAGAAGCTCTACCAAGAAGAGAACGTGAAAGACACCAAACTAATTGGAGAAAAAGAGAATTTGAACCTTACGATAGAGAAAAGGATATAATGGGGGCTTTTGGTCCTTATTCTAGTGATGTACCACCTAATGTTATTTCTTATTTAAGAAAAAACCCAAGAACATTTTTACAAAGAGTTGTGGATATCTATGGAATGGATAAAGTATTAGATTTTATTGGTTACCAACAACCTGAAATGACTGAAAGTTATGGTAATTATATGGAAGAAGATATTGAAATGCTTCAAGACTCAGCATATAGTTTAGGGTATCACCTTTCTGATGAATTAGCCGACCTAGTCGAAGATAACGAAGATAAACTACAGTTAATTGTTGATAATTTTAATTTAGCTTTAGAAGAAAGTCTTACCGATAGTCTAGGGATAAATGTTAAAGCTTCAGTTATTATGGATGAAGGTTATGATAATTATATGGATGATTTTCATGAATCAAGAAAGAAAAACCAAAAAAATAAAAAATTAACCCTATCCGACATTAAATCCAAAATGGATTCATTGGAGTCGAGTGATAGACACTCAAATTTAAGAAATTATAGATAATATAATATATAAAAAATAATGCGCGCAGCAAGCAGCTTAAGCAAAAAGCAAAGCAGCAAAAATAAATAAAAAAAATGAATAATAGAGTAGTAAGATTAAATGAGTCTGATTTGGAAAAATTGGTTCAAAAAATTCTTAAAGAAGAAGATGGTGTTAATACAGGTAAAAATCCTTTCAAATCGACAGGAGACGAAACAATAACATTAGATTTTATTAAGGAACATATTATCGAAGCTATTGATTCCTATGGTGAAGAATATGACGAATCAATGGAAGAAGGTGTTGATGCATTATCAAGAATGATGATGGGAGATATTAAAGATAGGATTTATTATGTATCAGAAAATTATGAAGGAGAGATAGAAGCTATAGTAATGGACGATTGGAGAGATTGGTTCATGACCCATAAATATTTAAGAGAAGAAGATGATATATCAACGAGTGGTTTAAAAAAAGACGTTAGACAAACTTCTTCCGATTTGAGTGGTCTATCTGGAATGAAAAAAGATTATGTTAATAAATTAAACCAACTTATGAAAAAAATAAGTGGTAAAGACCCAATACCTGCCGGAGCTAAACCTCTTTTAGATAAATTATTTAAAGGATTTAATATACAATGAACATTAGAAAAATCATAAGAGAAGAATTGGTCAAAGAAGTTGGTGGTTATGATTCACAAAATATTATGAACATGCACGCCAGTACTGTTATGAGTAATTTAAGTAACACTTATAATGACTTGACTAATGTTTTACATGGGTTAGCTAACGCAATTGTTGATAACTATTCAAAATCAGATATAACCACATTTTTAAATGAAGTTTCAGAAGAAATTAATTTATTTATATCAACAATAAAAACATCTATTAAAGATTTTACTGAGGATGATTTAATAAATAAATCAAAATCAATAATTAAACAATTAGAATCTTTTAAGAAAAAAATAGATGTAATTTTTAATTTTTCTGATAGTATGGGTGGTGAAGAAGAATTTATTGATAGGGTTAAATCTTTACTGATGGGATTAATTCCATATGTACAAGAATTTGGTGAACAGTTACAAATAACAAATACCCTGTTCTCAAATAGAGCTTCTAACCATAGAGGTAGTTTTGGTTTTAATTAGTACTTCACTATTTAATTTATTATCCTTATCATTAATACGTAAATAAATTTATTAATTAAAACGTTTTAAAAAATGGGAGACCAAGTAACAAATTTTTTCCTTATTAAGGTTGAATTCGAAGATGTAAACGAAGAAACAGGAAAAGTAAAAAAAATCAAAACACAGTATCTTGTTGATGCAATGACTTGTACTGAGGCTGAGGCTAGAACTCACAAATACCTAGATGGTACAGTATTAGATTACGAAATTGTATCAGCAGTTAAATCACCAATTGAAGATGTGATTCGGGTAGAAGTTACAGCTTAATAAAAAAGACTCAGAAATGGGTCTTTTTTTTTTGGTAACATATTTATTAATTAAAATAATAAAATGAGAAATATTATTAAAAAAATTATCAGAGAATCTTTAGATGATTGGTCTTGGGCCCAATTTGACCCATCATTGGAAATGTTCCACGGTGCCCAAGAAGTTAATAATGGTTATTTATGGACTATAGATAATTTTAATGACTGGTATAAAATATATCACAGTCTTGAATCTCTACAATTATTTAATACTCGATGGAGTCTTAGACCAGATTTAAAAAATTCCCATATAATGTTTAATAGCTATTTAACAAATAAGGGTAATTTTTACGTTTTTTTACCTCATAATAAAGAAAATTTATATGCATGGTTTGAAAATTTGGGCTATGCCTTAGATAAAGACGATAAATACGTTAAGATACCCATTTAATCTTGGTATTCTTTGGGTAATCCCATTCTATCAGCAATCTTTTTAAACAAACCTTTGTGTTCTTCCCTTTGTGGGAGGTCTTCCCCAATTGAAGCATGAATTAATTCATGTGTTATAACCCATTTTAAATATTCTTCATCTTCTAGGGCTTTTTCTTTAATACCCATAACACCATTTTTATCACCTGTAGGGTGACTAAATCCAGCTATCTTACCCTTTTTGATTGTATTATCTATACGGACATCTATTTTAGGTAATACTAATTTCTCACCTGTAACATCAAAATACACAGATTCCAACTTAGATTCAATTTCCCCTTTTATTAATTTAATTTTCTCCAAACCCCCACTTTTTGATGAGAATTGGTGGTTTTCTTTTTTTTCAGAGACAAATTCTTTTAAGATATTCCTTATAATATAATTCATACAATTATAAATATCAATTTTTTTTAGATAATCTACAAAAAAAATAAGTCTTTTCCACATCTAATACATATTTATTTGAAAAACACGCGTTTTTATGCGCT